TAAAAAAAGGAACAAAAGCAAAACAAGAATCAAAACTAAAACGTAACGAGGAAAATATAAAAAAAGTAACAAATCGAATTAAAAATACAGTTAAAACACCAAACAAACCAAACACACCAAACACGCCAAACACGCCAAATACACCAAACACGATCAGAAAAAAGGCGGGTAACGCCGCTCAGAGTAGACGTACTAACAGAAACTAATCATTTCTTATACACAAACCTAAATTTACTATACAAATCCGAAACCGGGTTCCCTTTAAGATCTTCCCACAGTGTTAAAGTAAACCCCAAATCTTCCATTCGCGTAAACAACATGTCCTTGTGCGCTATAGGTTCGACCTTAGGTCCACTCGCGTAATACGGTGTATCGGCTAAGTGGACGTATAACTTTTCACCGAACCTACCCGAACTCGTATGTTTCATTAAAAAGTAGTTTCCTAACTCGTCTTTTACGGGCGTGTTCATGATAATCTTATCGGAATTCGGTATGATTCCTATGAATTGACCCCCGGGTTTTATTCTATTTTTTATTGCTAATAAAGACGTCTCGAATAACGTGTTCGTTTCGAATATATAGTGTAACGAAAAGTTATAACATATGACATCGTATTTCCTATGCGGACACGCGAATATATCACCTTCGTAAAAGTTGACGCGTATTTTCATGTTCTTGGCACGCGACTTAGCCTCCTTAAGTGAGTCCGGGTTTGGTTCGCACATGCTTATATTAGCCCCGGCGTGTCGCCACTTTTGGAGATCACCGCCGAATCCACATCCTACATCCAAAATACTATCGCCTTCACGGGTAGCCGATTGGATGAGGAGACGCTTAGACTCGTTATGGTACTTGCGTATCTCCTCCATTTATTTATAATGGTTTTTATTTTTTAAATTAAGTTAGTAATCTTTTATAAAAAAATAGATGTATATACACTAATAACCATAAAAACATATTACTTTTTTTATGGCTATTTTTTATGTACCCCTTTATGATCACTTCATGACATGTTACTATACTTACTCTCGCCATGTGTGGAACTTCTTTTTAATATAAAAGTACTTCGTATTATATAACCGACTCAAAATTTTTTTAAAAATGGCCTTAAAGTGACCGTAAGGGGGTACATAAAAATTAGCCCTAAAAAAATCTAAAAAATAGATATAGTTTACGTTTGATAAACCTTAATATATAGAATAAAAAATAGTTAGGTATACACAAAATCAATGTATAATGATACCTAAAAATTTATGGCTATTTATTTTTTATGTACCCCTTTATGATCACTTCATGACATGTTACTATACTTACTCTCGCCATGTGTGGAACTTCTTTT